CGCCTCCGACGCGGTTGCAGCAGAACGGGAAGAGCTCGAAGACGACGTGGATGGTGACCTATGAGCGCTCACATCCTCATCGACGACGCGCTCGAAAGCCTCAAGCACGCTGCAAGCACTCAGGAAGAGGCGGTAATTGTTCAGCGGATGATCAATCAGTTCCTCGTTGATCAGTCGCTAACCCTCAAAGAATTCGACCACTACTGCGCACGCCTCAATAAGGTCTCGCGTAAGGAGGCTGCATGACTACTCCAATCGTGAAATCGCTGATCGACGAGCAGATCGAAGAGTTGCCCGCCGACCGCATGATCCTGGCCTTCACCCACACCAAGTGGCTGGGCGCCCTGTCGCTTGCTCACGACGCGGGCATCCCCAATGTGCACGCATGGAGCGGCCGGGCCTGTATGTGCGGTGAGTGGACCGTGGCGTATGAGGTGAAAGCATGAAAATCGACTTGAGCAAAAAGCCGGAAGGCGCCACCCACATCAACCCGCATTCGGGCCTTTGGGTTAAGTGCTTCGGCGGCAATTCTGGAAGTTATCAGTTCTTCAGGAATGGCGAGTGGGAAATGGGGTTTGGCTGCATGAGCAACTCCTACCTTGAGATTGCCCAGCCTGAACCCTGGACCGGCGAAGGCCTGCCGCCTGTTGGGGCGGTATGCGAGTTTGCCGGCGGCACGAACTGCCCTGAGGATCCATTCGACAAAGACCTCAAGGAGGGCGACGAGGTAACGATCATCGCTCACTTCAAGGATGGCGAAAGCGAGCTGGCGGCGTTTACGTTCAACCCTCGCAACCTTTCACGCGGCAATGCCTGTGTAGAGCAGGGTATGCACGGTTGCTTCCGTCCCATCCGCACTCCCGAGCAGAACGCCGAAGAGGCGCGCCTCGCCGAGCTAAACCTAATGATCAGCGCAATCAAGGATTACCCAGGTGGGCGGCACGGCGTTGACCATCTGACCCAGCTCAAGATTCATGAAGAAGTCTGCATCATTCTGTACGACGCTGGCTGGCGTAAGCAGGTGTAGTTATGACCGCCCACCAGCGTCACAGGCGACGCGCCATCCGTGCTCTGTCGGCCATCGTTGGCCTGACCTTCCTCACCATCGTTTTCCTGTGCCCCGCCATCGGCGGCCTGATCACTCAATAACCAACACCTTTAATCGCTGCGAGCATCGCGGCAGGGAGTCATCGTGTCCGCAGTAATTAAACACGCCGAGCACATGCCGGCGATCTCCGAGGATGCGCTTGTCGAGGTACTGAGCGGGAGCTTGTACCCAGGCGCCGCGCACAATTCTGTCGTGATGGTGCTGGCGTACTGCAAGGCCGCTCAACTCGACCCGATGCTTAAGCCTGTGCACATCGTCCCGATTTACCAGAAGGGCCGGGGCATGGTCGATGTGGTGATGCCGGGCATTGGTCTGTACCGCATTCAGGCAGCACGGACGGGGCAATACGCAGGAATCAGCGATCCCGAATACGGGCCGTCGATCACTACGAAACTGGCCGGTGTCGACGTAACTTATCCGGAGTGGTGCCGGGTCACCGTCAAGCGGCAAATGTCCAATGGACTTGTTGCCGAGTTCACCGCCAACGAGCGCTGGCTTGAGAACTACGCGACTGCGAGCAAGGACAGTGCCGCACCTAACTCTATGTGGAAGCGCCGCGCGTTTGCACAGCTTGCCAAGTGCGCCGAAGCGCAGGCCTTGCGCAAAGCATTCCCTGAAGTCGGTTCCGCCCCTACGGCTGACGAGATGGAGGGAAAGTCGTTCGAGGAGGCCGCTAAAGACGTCTTACCGGCGCAGCAGACGCCACCAGAGCCAGACGCAAAAACCGCCTATCCCGACGAACTGCTGGCTGAAAACATCCAAAAGTGGCAGCCGCTGATCGACGCCGGTCGCACTAGTCCAGAGCACATCATCGCCAATGTCATCAGCAAGTACTCGTTGCGCGATGACCAGATCGAAACCATCACCAACCTTAAAGCCCTCGATGGAGACGCAGCATGAAAATTCACAACGTAGCTCAAGGCTCCGCCGAGTGGCTTGCCCTCCGCGCCCAGTTCCGCACCGCCTCCGAAGCCCCAGCAATGATGGGCGCCTCGAAGTATCAATCCCGCACCGACCTGCTGGTCGCCAAGAAGACCGGCATCACTCCGGACGTCACGCCATCTCAGCAGTTCATTTTCGACAAAGGCCACGCAACCGAAGCCATGGCTCGCCCGCTGGCCGAAACACTGATCGGCGAAGAGCTGTATCCGATCGTTGGCACCAAGGGCAACCTTCTCGCTTCCATGGACGGCGCCACAATGCTCGGCGAGACCCTGTTCGAGCACAAGCTTTGGAATGAGTCGGTTGTGGCCCAAGTTAAGGCTGGTGAGCTGACTCCGCACTACTACTGGCAGCTTGAGCAGCAACTGCTGGTGAGCGGTGCTGAGCGGGTCATCTTTGTTTGCTCGGACGGCACCGAGGAGAACTTCGTGCACATGGAGTACCGGCCCGTCGCCGGCCGTGCGGCCCAGTTGATCGAAGGCTGGAAACAGTTCGAGGCAGACCTGGCCAACTTCGAGATGGCCGACGCGCCTTCAATCGTAGTCGGCAAGGCGCCTGATGAGCTGCCAGCCCTGCGCATCGAGCTGACCGGCATGGTCACCGCCAGCAACCTGAAGGTGTTCGAAGACTCGGCGCTGGCTGTCATCGACTCGGTGAAAACCACACTCTCTACGGACCAGGACTTCGCCGACGCCAAGAAGGCGGTCAAGTGGTGTAGTGATGTCGAGGAGGCTGTCGCTGTCGCCAAGAAGCAGGCCCTGTCGCAGACTCAGAGCATCGACGAGCTGTTTTCGTCGCTGGATCGTATCGGTGCGTATGCTCGCGAGACCCGCCTGAAAGTCGACAAGCTGGTGAAGGCTCAAGAGTTGCTGGTGAAGACCACTATTAAGCAAAAGGCCGAGCTAGCACTTATAGAACACATCGCCGGGATCAACAGGACCTTGGGCCAGGTGGCGCTGCCTAATGTGCACGTCGACTTCGCCGGCGCCATGAAGAACAAGCGCACCATCGCCAGCCTCCAGGACGCAGTTGATACCGAACTGGCCCGGGCGAAGATCGATGCAAGCCAGGCAGCCGACAGCATTCGCTTGAACCTGACCAGTCTGGCGGAGCTCGCTGTTGATCACGCCTTCCTGTTTAGCGATGTTCAGCAGCTGGTAACCAAAGCCAACGATGACCTGGTGACGCTGATCAAATTCCGAATCTCCGAACATCAGAAGGCGGAGCAACAAAAGGCCGACGCGAAGCGTATCGCCGAAGAGCAAGAAGCCCAGCGCCTGGCAGCTATCAAGCCAGAGCCAGTCGTGGAGAAGGTCGCGACACCGGAGCCTGTCCGCGCCGCACCGGTTCAGACTTCAGCACCCGTGACCCAGGTCGCAAAGCAAGTAACTACCCAAGCGGTCGAGCCGGTAGCGCTTCAGGCCAACGTGACGGACTTCGAGGCACTGGTGAAGGCCGTAGCAGATGGTCAGGCGCCGATCACACTGCTTCTGGTCAACTGGGATGCGCTCGACGCAATGGTCGCAGCGCAGGGTTCAAACTTCAGCATGGCCGGGGTGACACTCGGCAAGGCGGCAGCATGATCAGCATCCTCCGTAACGAAGTGGAACGGCTGCGCCCGGCGCACGATGAACTGGCCGCGCAGATGGCTGAGTTTGTGGCATCTGGCGGTGAGATCGAAGTCGCGCCGCCCACTGGCTACAAGCCAAAGCCCATCACCTACAGCAACCAGATGCCGCCAGCACCGAAGCCGTTTGTTCGGCGCAAAGCTGAGGCAGATGCCCTGCCCCTCGACAAGGACGACATCCGCACCCAGGCGCGCCTCAAGCTGGTAGAGCAGATACGCCAGCTCGGCGTCACGCACACCCAGACAGAAGTCGCTGCAGCCCTGGGCGTGAGTCGGCGGCTGATCTACAACCACGCTGCGCGGTACGACATCACGTTCAAGGCGCCTAACCGCGGTGGTGCACGCAACCTGGTGCACAACGTGATTGATACGGAGCGGGATGCGAAGTTCGCCGAGCGGATAAGGGCATTCATGGAGCTGGGCATCAGCCGGCGCAAGTGCTGCGGGAAGCTGGCAATCGGCAGCAAGGCATTCGAACGCATCATCGCCACCCACGGTATCGACTACCCCAAAGCGCGCCAGGGCGGAACTTCATGCGCCGCATAGCCCGCACCCAGCAACGCAAACGTCAAACCTGGCTCGCGCTGCCGGCCAGCGGAATAGAAGAGGTAGGCCATGGCTGCCGAACAGAAGGAACGCACGGCCAAGCTTGCCGAGAAACGGCAGGAGCTGGGCGAGCAGGAATTGCGGCACACGGTCCCACACGGCACCCGTCAGATGCTCGACGAGCTGATGCTCTGGCATGAGATCGAGGAAGTCAGCGAGGCGGTGCAGCTGCTGGTCCTGAATGGCCGGGCCGAGGATCTGCCACCGGCACCGCCGAAGGTCAAAAGGCCGTCCGACATCATCCGCCATTACTTCCGCCAGGGAATGCGTGAGCGACTGGCAGCGCTCACCGCCGATCTGGACGAGACGAAGGGCCGGGTTACCATATGGCGACTGATCGCCCACGCCCATTCACTGGGTGCTGAGAAGTCCGCCTCGATGCTCGAAATTAAGCGCCACAAAATCGACATATCGCAAAACGTGGCGCGCAAATTAAGGCAAGCAGGCTTCGCGGAGTCGATGCAAATGAACCTGGAAGAGGACGGCAGCGAATAATTCACCCTACTAGATGAATCCGGTAACGAAAAACGACGCTGGACGTTTCCTAATCATCGCATTGGATTTCCTTTAAAGTCGGGCGTGGAGCGCCATTCAAGGCAGACGACTCACACTCCCGGACAACAATTTCCAAATGATCCCTTACCTCTAACAACATATAAAACAGCCTGGCATACCGATCATCTTTGAAGCTATCGTCAGCCTGCTTCCAGAGACTATAAGTGAACATCTCGCGAGCATAATCTACAGAAGCCTGAATGAGGCCTTGCGCTCTAGCTGCCCTCTTTGCCACATGGCGAGGCAATTTAAGTAAGGGGAATAAATCGTCAATTGATACCCTTTGGGAGAGCGCTTCTACCGCCTCTAGACGCTTCATGACTTCAGATTCGGACCCGTTTAATTCGAAGTCACCAAAAGCATACCAAGAATAAAGACCGGAGGCTTTATCATAGAGATTGGATAGCGGAATGAACATCTTGGCAGCAGCCAGCTCAGCACGATCCATCTCCGCTTTGCGATTTTCTCGGGATGAGAGAATAGAAATCCCCAAAGCCACAACAACTGCGCTCAGTGTACCTATTGCTGAAAGCACTTCCCACAGCGAACCCGCCATTCACTTACTCCCTTTTGGCCTGGATCATGTCCAGACCGCTCCATTAATCAAACAGAAATACCCTACCCTACTATAACAACGCGTAACCGCATCCGGCCAAGGATAGCGACGCCTGACTGGAGATAATCCATGAGCAACTACATGTACAAGACGACTGCGCCCGCCGTGGTTGCGGCCGTCCTCGCCTGGGAAGCGAAACGCAAAGAGTGGGACGCCCAGCGCGCCAAGCTTGGCCAGGTGTTTGGTGGTGCGGCCTCGCCGATGCGGTCAGGTAATCGAAGCTACGTCGGCGGCGTGAAGCTCAGTGATAGCCGCGAGCTGGACGTGCACTGGTGCCGTCCCGACCAGTACGACTACCGCGCTCTTCGCTCCAGCGCTAAGCCTTCGAAAGGAACGCCAAAGGAAGCGCGCGCCGCCCAGGTCGCCGAGCATGAGCGCCTGTCGGCACTGTGGAAGGAGCATTGCCCTGCCAGCATCGACATGGATGAGGCCTGGGAGGCGATCGGCCTGAACCCCGGCGCACTGTGGATGTGCGGCGGCGTGTTCTTCGAGCTGGATGGGGTTGTTTACCTGAATCTCGGCCTACGGCTTGAGGATGGAAACGAGAACATTGAGGGCGCTGCCGAGATCCTCGGCAGCGAGTTTGAAGCGGCGCGCCAGCAAGTGCTGGGACAGCGCAAAGCGGCCTGACCTGACCAAATCTAGTGCTTAAGGCGCTAGATTTGGGTGGGCCGATTCATCAGCTTGTTTTATCGAATGAGGTGCTGGTCTTAAATGGAGGATAAATTGACATGCTTACTTTTACTTCGTAACCGCCAATCCTCTCGCCTGCCTCGTTCAGTTCATCGTATGTATAAATATCTGCGTCCTGGCCTCGGCGCTGTTCTGAACTCGTACCAGTTTGCTTAAGCGAATGGCCAGCTGGCAAACCAACCAGCGCCGCATGTTTCTCACTCATTTATTGCTCCTTGATCCGGCTCCATGCCGGTCACCCGTAATACCCCAACCCAAACCAAATTGCCACCACCGGCCTCCGGAGTGCGGCGCCTTGATGAACGGAAACTAAGAGTGCGCTCCTCCGGATCTGAACACTATTCTGTATGCGCAGAAGCCAAGACCGATTTCTGCAATTGCCAACACGCCGTACATCACGTCGATCATGAAGGACGAAGCCAGGAACGCGAGACCAACAAGAAGAATCAGGACTTCAAATATAGTCTCAGTTCTCTTCAACCAATACGGCCCTCTAGCCTCGACAAACCCTGCTAAAAACCCGATCAGTACTCCAACAAGTATTTTCGCAAACATTACCGCTCCTTGGTTGGCTCCATGCCGGTTACTCGTAACACCCCATATCAACGAACTGTGCTAGCCGCCCACTATCGCGCCAATGGCTCCGAATACTCGTTGATCTCCTTTCTATAAGTCGCCAGATCAATTATCTGCCGCAAGCAAATGACGATCGCCAGTTTCTGTCTGTCGTCTGGAAGACCAATCCACTTGAGCATCATCAGGGCGTCCTCCTCGATAGCTGCGAGTGCATCGATATCGCTTTGCAGTCTCATTTTGGCCTCCTGCCAGGTTGAGCTATGCAAATACCAATAGCCCACAAATCAAAATCACGCCAGCCGGCGAGGATCCCCTATGTCCCCCCCACAGAAGAAATACCCCTTCGATTTCAAAACCCAATACGGACTCGGCTTCAACCCTCAGGATGATGAGATCGTTGTCGACTTCTTCTGTGGTGGCGGCGGCGCCGGCACCGGCCTGGAAATGGGCCTGGGCCGTGCGGTGAACGTGGCGAAGAACCACAGCCCTCAAGCCATCAGCATGCACACCGTGAATCACCCAGGCGCCAAGCACTTCACCACCGACGTGTTCGAGGGTGACCCGGACACAGAATGCGGTGGCAAGCCCGTGGGCTGGTTCCACATGTCCCCGGACTGCACGCACCACAGCCAGGCAGCCGGCGGCCAACCGCGCAAGCGCGAGATCCGCAACCTGTCGTGGATCGGGCTCAAGTGGGCCGGCATGAAGCGGCCCCGGGTGATCAGCCTGGAGAACGTGAAGCAGATCCTGCAGTGGGGCCGACTGATCGCCAAGCGCGACAAGGCCACCGGCCGCGTCGTCACCCTCGACCAGGTTCCGCACCCTACCAAGAAGGGAGCGACCACCAACCGGGTCGCTGCGCCAGGCGAGCAGGTGCCCGTATCCAACCAGTTCTTGGTGCCCGACCCGAAGCAGCGCGGCCGGACCTGGCGCCGCTTCGTGGCCCTACTGGAAGGCATGGGCTACGTCGTTGAGTGGAAGGTGATCAAGGCGTGCGACTTCGGCGCGCCGACCAGCCGGGAGCGGCTGTTCATGATCGCCCGGTGCGACGGACAGCCAATCGTGTGGCCGGAGCCGACCCACGCCAAGAACCCCGCCAAAGGCCAGCAGAAGTGGAAAACAGCCGCTGACTGTATCGACTTCACCGACCTGGGCAAAAGCATCTTCGGTCGCAAGAAGGACCTGGCCCCCGCCACTCTGCGCCGCGTAGCCAAGGGCATGAAGAAGTTCGTCATCGATAGCGCGGCGCCGTTCATTGTGCCGATAGCCAACTGGTCAGGAGAAACGGTGCAGTCTGCCGACGAGCCGCTGCGCACCGTCACTTCCTACCCGAAGGGTGGCGCCTTCTCGGTGGTCAGCCCGATCATCGCACCGGCAACTCACCAGGGCAGCGACCGAATCAACGACCCGCTCGACCCGTTGCCGACGGTGACCTGCGCGAATCGCGGCGAGCTGACACTTATCAGCCCGTTGATGATTGGGGCCGGTGGCCCGGAGTACTCAGGCCAGCCGGTGGGCATGGACCAGCCGGTGGGTACGCTGATGACGCAGAACCACCGCGCGCTGGCTTCAGCCTGCATCGTCCAAGCTGGGCACGGCGAGGGCTCCGGTGCAAACAAGCGCCGATCCCACGGCGTAAACGACATCTGCGGCCCGATCGGCACCATCACTGCCAGCGGCGGCGGCAAGAGCTCGCTGGTGTCGCTCACCCTCTCGCCAGAGCATGAAGCCGGTGCCCTGCGGGTCGCTGCGTTCCTGATCAGCTACTACGGCACCGAGAACATCAGCGCTTGCGACTCGCCGGCGCCGACGATTACCACCAAGGATCGCCTGGCTATGGTCACCGTGATGGTGAAAGGCACGCCTTACGTGATCGTCGACATCTGCCTGCGTATGCTGAAACCGACCGAGCTGTACAAGGCCCAGGGCTTCCCGGCCGACTACATCATCAGCCAAGGCGCTGACGGCAAGCCGTTCACCAAGACCCAGCAAGTGCACATGTGCGGCAATAGCGTCAGCCCGCCGCCGATGGCCGCTCTAGCTAGGGCAAACGATCCCTGGGGATCAGTGATCGATACGTTTAAAGCAGCATAATTTTAGAAAAGACCGACGAACGGTAAAAAAACACCCCAAAGAAGGCGCACTGCTTTCCCACTATTAATACATGTGGATCATTTCCACATGCATATCAATGTGAGTAGGTACTTTCTCTATGGGCAAATGCAATTGCTGTAAGTGTGAAGCCGTATCAGATCGTGTGAAGCGCGACCACTTCGGTGCTGGAATCTTCTTTTCCGTCCTTGTGGCTGGCCTCTTCTATTACTGGGGGTTCTGGCGCTTCTAATTCAAAAGCTATGACAGGCGTCTGAGATGCACAAGTCGATGGCTGCACAAGCGCAGCCATCGGCTACTTCCGTACCAACCAATCCCCTTGTTCACTCCCTCCCACTTCAAAGTCAGCCGCTACAGCGGCGAGGACGAAGTCATGCCTGAAGAAATCAAATTGATCCAGCCAGCCCCGGTCGTGCGCGATGAAGACGGCATGTTCGCGCACCCCGATATGCCCGACTTCGACGAGGGCGATGGTGATAAGTGCAAGGCCTAGGTAGCCGCACAGCGCTTGCAGGTGAAGATGGTGAGCCTCGAATACCACAGCGACGAAGCCGTCTCTGAGCGCTATTTCGAAGCCGGCGACCCGGACTGCAGCTACTGGGAGCCGGATCGGCCTGATGGCAAAGGCTGGTTCTGCCTGGCCATTCACGACACCGACGACGGTCCTGTCTGCTGGTGGGCACGCCGAGAGGTTACGCCATGATGCCACCCTCTGGTTCGCCTACGTCTTCATCTACAAGGGGCCAGCGTGAGCGCACTTAAGAAATCAAGTGTTGCGGGAGACGCCAAAGCCTTTAGTCGAAGAGATACTTGAAAGCGTCGTCGCTGTAAGCATCATTGCCCTTGCCACACCGAAGGCCAGAGCTGAAGTCATAGATTCGCCTGGTCGCTCTTTGTAGTACTCCTCGAAAAGCACCCCACCATTTCCGTTGTATGCGCCCACAAACAACTGAACCGAACCTGTTCGAGAGGTGCGCACTTGAACGTCAATCTGCCCTCCATCTGGAAGCAGGCCATCGTGATACCGAGAATGAAGCTCGCAGTCCGACCAATCCCAAAACACCCGCCCTCGTTGCTTTGAAAACATGATGTCGGTCCGCATTAGAGAGTGCGTCACTTGTACTCCCTTTCCAGAAGAAGAAGTGACTTAGATCAACACTATTGAACTTTCTGTTACCTAAGCGGCATCGACCAAAATCCCCCCTATATGCCTGCCGGTGAGCGGCGGGCGAGGTATTCCTGTGCTCAAACAAATCGGAAAACTGATCACTGAACCGCTCCGCGAGGGCGACAAGAGCCGGCCACTGCGCTGGCGTATGGGGATGCGGTTGAACCACATCCACAACGACCTGCACTCCAAACATTCGAAGCTCTGGAATTTCATCGTGATGACGGCAAGGGCCGTGATCTGCAAACCATTCGGCCATCGCTGGACCAGGTTCGAAGCGGTGAAGTACGGCGATTTTGGTAACTCGCGCATCTGCAAGCTCTGCCGCATTAGCCACGGGCAACACCGTGGTGTCGACACCTACCACGAAACCCATCGCCAGGGCGGCTGGAACAAGATTGCCAAACCCTAACCCACCTTCTGCCGCGCAGCGCGGCTCATTGACTCACGCCGCCCGCGGCACGGAGATTCAACATGGCAGCAGCAGAAAAAATTGATCGTTTCCTTCGCCTAGACGAGGTGCTTTACACCACAGGCCTGGGCCGCAATACAGTTTATCGGCGGATCAGGGAGGGCACATTCCCAAAACAGGTTAGAATAGGCCCCAATTCGGTCGCCTGGCGCCAGTCGGCAATTGCTGAATGGATGACCTCAACAACGCCCAGCAACGACCAATCAGTACATTGATCAGTACACCAGCAACTGACAATATTCCCAAAGCCACGCAACACAAGCCCTACAGGTCACACCGTGGAAATCTTCAAAGAGTTTACCTTCGAATCCGCCCACCGCCTGCCGCACGTGCCGGATGGCCACAAATGCGGGCGCCTGCATGGGCATTCGTTCAAGGTGGCGATTCACCTGAGCGGCGACCTGG